GAAACCAAAAGAAAAGAAAGGAAATTACATTCAGTTTTAACATATAAAATGGAAAACAAACAAAGTGGATGTATAAACCGTGATGAAAATGCCGTAAATAATATGATAAAAATAGTAAATTATCACATAAAACATAAAGAAAGACCTTTAAGATATAGAAGGTCTTTTGACTTAACAAAAGATAGTAACCCACCTGAAATAACATTAAATAACAAATTAATTAATATTAAATAAAAAGGGTCAAGTATTATCACGCCCGTATGGGTGCAATTATACCTTTGAAGTGTCTCTCCGAGCGCCAGAAAATAAACTTAGTTTATTTTCTTGGGCGTCCCGAATTTCACTGAAAAAGGTGTAATAAAATTAAACAGAGATTACAAAGAATTAAACAAAATTAAACTAAATTAAATAAACATCTGTGTAAAATATCAACTATTTTCGATAAATTTGTAGTTATTTCCCATTGGGATGGATTGATTTCTGGTATTATAATATTGGAGTTTTCATCACAAATTATTTTTTTTATATTTTGATTTGGACAAGATTCAAAAGACATTTTTGGTGGTAATTTAGGATAATCACTAAAATAAACATTAAGTTTTATTTTTTTACCTTTAATATCTTTTAACTCAATTTTCCAATTGGTAATTTCCTCAATTATTTCAACATTAGCAACTTTATCATTGTTATTTAACAATTTCATTTCAGCATTAAATCTTTTATTTTTAATATTTATTGATTTTTTCTCATTTAATTTATTAATAGAACCCAAGAATTTAACAAAATAATCTGATAATTCTTGATTTTGTTTTGAATCTAAATTTTTCTCAACCACAATCAAATATCTTAATAACATAATTTTATCATCTGAAACCACAAAAATATCACTAGTTTTTTTATGTGGTTCTATTCCTCCAGATATTTCAAATACCCCAACTATACATCTAGTTTTATTATTGGTTTTATTGTTAGTTTTATTGTTTTGACTATAAGAATTTAAACCTCTTGATGAATATCCCCAACTCATTCCAAATTGATTTGATAAATATATACCATTTCCATGAGCTGCTCCATTAGCCATAAATTCAGTTCCTGACATTACTTTAAGACCATTTTTAACTATTGGATACCAAGAATACATCGGGGTACCGTGAAATAAAAAATATTCTTTTTTAAATTTAGATTCTATTTCATAAGAATAATTCAATCCAATGAATCTAACATTTTTTGAATTAAAAACATTTTCTTCTCCATCTTTTTCTAATTTAGGTACTCCTTTGTTTAGTAATTCAGTTTGAAATCTTTCAATAGTACTTAGTGAAAAATAATTATCTGATATTGCATTCGAAATTATAGCATAAGCATTAGAACCAATATTTTTATTTAATTCAATATCATTTGAATATTTTGAAATATTTTCAACCGATAAATTTGATATTTCTGATTCAATTAATTTTTTTAATTCAGACAAATTTGAAATGTTTTTTATAATTGGTAATGGTTTAAAAATTTTTTCTTCTTTGGGATGTGCAGTACCTTCAATCAAAATATCAATTAAAATTTCACATAGATAAGGATCTTTTTTGTACAAGTCTGTTATTCTATTATCCATCACAATATGTTTAGATTTTATTTTACATTTATTTGATAAACAACATAATATCTTATCCATACCCTTTAAACCAAGTTCTACCCCACATACTGTACAATAATCCATACAGTTATTTTTGGTATCAAATAAAATAGATAATTCAATTAAAATATCAGCTAAATATATCATATCAATTTCAATATCCAATTCCAATTGATAATTTTTAATTTTTTTTAATCCCAATAATCTCATCAGATGAGCTGAATTTGGATTAAGTGGAAAAAGTTTTATTTTGTCCTTGTTTATTATTAAATATTTAATCACATATTTATTTTTATATTTGATATCTATTGAATTTAAATTGTTAATTTGAATGTGTTCCATAATTTCTTTTTGTGTTGGAACTAATCCTTTTAAATTATTAGATTTAAAATCAGGATCAACAAATTCATATAATTCATTAGCAATAAATTCTTTATGATATTTTTCAATTGTGTCCATAATTAATTATATATATAAGTTTATATCCTTAGAATATATGTTAAATAAAAATCAATTTTTATACTCTGGATAAACTATTTTCCAATTAATTTGTTCAATTGATTAACAAAATCTGATTTAATTGGGTACTTTTGATTTCGTAAACATATTACAACATTATTTAATTTTGATGGAAGATTATATGTATGTTGATTAAATTCAGAAAAATGATAAGTCCCATTATAATAATCTATTTCTGTTGAACCAATATTTATATAATAAATGCTATTTGGTAAAGAATCAATTGGATAATTAAATTTTTTACCAAAACTTACATATTCTAAACTATTTGGAAGATCAAATACTGGTTGATTAAATGAATAACCAAAAACTAAATATGTTATTGTATTAGGTAACATATCAACAGATTGATTAAAACAATATCCAAATTCTAACCATTCTAATTTAAAAGGTAAATTTTCAACCCTTTGATTAAAAGAATAACCAAATTTTATATGTGTTATATCTGGTGGTAAAATATCAACTGGTTTATTAAATTTTGAATTAGATTGTATTGCTTTAATACCAAAACCTTTTTGGTCTAAAAAATAAATTCTTTTACAATTTGAAATTAAATCAATTAATACCGAATCAAAATCTTCATCGAAATTAGCATCAAACTTCATTATTTCTTTTTCATCACAATTATACATAATTAGTTATTATACTTATTAAACTATTTTGTTATTAAATTAATTTATTATTAAAATATTTTATTATTTTATTTGGTTCTTTATAATTTGAAATAAAATAAATGATATCATCAAAAGGAATATATAGTTTTCTTGGGATAGTTTGGGAATATTCAGAACCAAAAATAATTTTTTGATATTGTTCAGGAAACAAAATATCAAATAAAAACATTTGGATTGATTTTAAATTTGAATATTTACTTATGGGTTTAAAATAAATTGTTTTTTTGAATTTGTCATAATCACGATTAAAATCCAATTGAATATTATTTTCATTAATAAAATTATATATTTTTGTATCAACCATCAAATGTACCAATAAAACTAATTCATTGGAAAAATTTTCATCAAATTCTTTTTGTTCTTTCCTATTTTTAATGTCTGATTTTTTTATTGTCATTCCATAATCTATCAATTTATATTGGTATCCAAATGTTGGAATTTCTATATTTAAAATTTTTATTTTGTGTGAATTTTTTGTTTTTATCCATCCTACATTACCTGAATGAATATCTCCATGAATATAATTATTTGAATGTAATAACTTTATTGAATATGTTAATTGAATTATTAGTGAATATATTTGTTTGGTTGATAATTTACCTTCTAATTTATTCAAATCACCTTGAACTAATTCATAAACTTTTCTTATACAATATGGACTTGAACTTAATTTTTTTAATTTGCTTTGATATTTGAGAGAAAATCTTGTAATATCAAATGAATATTTTTGTTCCAAATTACAATTCTCAATCAAATCATATTCATACAAACTAACAAATTGGTCTGGATATTTATTGGCAAAATCGATTGAAAAATTAATTTCTCTCCATACTTGTGATTTGGTATTTGGTTTTAAATCTTTTTTTTCTATGTGTTGTATTTTAAGTGCGTATTTTTTTTTTGTTTTTAAATTTTGAATTAAATACACAGTCGCATACATTCCATAACCTAATTCTTTTATAATTTTATAATTTGATAAATACATTATCTATTATATTAACAAATTATAAAAAAATAAAAATTAATTTAAATAAATGTGAATATATATACAAAAATGGAAATTAATTCCAATACTATAAATAATTATATAAATATAATTAAAGACTATAACTTTAAAACAGGCAATAATTTTAAATTAGAATCTGTTGAACAAGTTTATAATGGTCTGAGTGATTTCGGTTTACATACGGAGAATATTACAATTGTTAAACCAAATGAAAAAATAATAAAATGTTTAAATGATTTTAAAAATATTAATTATAATAATATTGATACTTTGTTAATTGGTGAAAAAAATTCTAAAATTTTTTTATTAAAAGAATATTTTTGTAATTATCTAGATTTGGTTTGTACTGATATTAGAACACATTTTTTTTGTAGAATTCAAATATTTAGTTGGACTGATAGGGTGAATACTACAATTAGTAGAAATGGAGATTTGTGTACAAGAATGTATTTATCAGTTGAATTACCACCTATATCAATTAATAATAAAATTAAAATTAAATTATCAAAAAAAATTACTAAAATAATTATTTATTCTGAAATTTTTAATATATTTGATTATTTTTATCAAGTTGAACAATTAGAAGAATTACATATTGCATATAAAAAATTTAATACTGAATTAATAAATTTACCATCTGAATTAAAAATATTATCAATATGCTCTGATGAATTTAATCAATCGGTAGATAAGTTGCCAACAAATTTAGAATATTTATATATAAACAGTAATTCTTTTGATTCTCAATTAGATTTATTACCTCCCGAATTAAAAGTATTATCGATAGCTTGTACTAAATTTACAAATGAGTTATCAAATTTACCATCCAAATTAGAAATATTACATATTTCAACCAAATCAAATTTAAATTGTTCTTTTGATTATCTTCCTGAATCTCTAAAATGTTTATATGTAATTGCTGATGATATCCAATCAAATTTACAAAACTTACCAATTGGATTAGAAATATTATACATCGAAACAAAAATTAATAATGTGGAAAAGTTCAACTATTTATCAAAAAATATTAAACAAAAATACCGTATACAACGTTTTTAAATAAAAAATTTTTAAGAATATAAATCTTCCTCTTCTTCTACCATAGATTGATTTTGAGCTTGATTTTGAGATTGATTATAAGATTTATTTGCTTTTTTAGGAAATGAAAAATTATCAAGAGAACTACCTGTAGAATTTAAATTAGCTCTTGATTGATGTAATGTGCTAGCAAATTGTGAATATTGATATAAATCGTTGTCTGATACACTTCTACGAGCATTTCTAATTGCCAATTCAAAATGTGATGGTAATACTACTGATTTTGATTCTAATTGAGCCTTTTCAAATTCTTCAATTTGTTCAGGTGACATATCTTTTTTAATATCTTCATATTGTTTTGATTTTGCTATTTCATCTGAAATAGCAAGTTTAACAGCCCTATTACATATTTCAGCCAAATCTGCCCCTGTAAATTTATCAGTGTTAGCAGCAATAAATTGTAAATCAACATCTTTATGAATAGGTGTTTTGCGTAGACTAGCTTTAAGAATTGATAATCTAGATTCATAGTCTGGCATTGGGATATAAATTAATTGATCTAATCTTCCAGGTCTCATAATTGCTGGATCTAAAATATCTGGACGATTGGTAGCCCCAATAATAAATACATTCTTTTTAGCACCAATTCCGTCCATTTCAGTAAGTAATTGATTAATTACTCTGTCAGCTCCTCCAGAATCTCCTGCATTAGAACCACGTTTTACCGCAATTGAATCTAATTCATCAAAAAATAATACACAAGGAGCTGCTGCTCTTGCTTTAGCAAAAATATCTCTTACATTTGCTTCTGATTCACCAAACCACATAGTTAAAAGTTCTGGACCTTTAACACTAATAAAGTTGGCTTGACATTCATTCGCAATTGCTTTTGCCATTAAAGTTTTACCACATCCTGGAGGACCGTAAAATAACACACCTCTAGATGGACTCATACCAAATTTCTCAAATTTTTCAGGGTGATCAATTGGATATTGAACCATTTCCTTCAATTCAGATTTTGTTTGTTCTAATCCTCCAATATCTTCCCATTTAACATTTGGTACTTCTACAACTGTTTCTCTTAGAGAAGCAGGATTTGCTGCTCCTAAGGCTATTTTAAAATGGGATTGTGTTACTGACATTGCATTCAAAACTTCTGTATCAATTTTATCCCCATCAATATCAATCAAATCCATTTGGTCTCTTATACATTGCATAGCTGCTTCGGTACAAAGTGAAGCTATATCTGCACCCACAAAACCATGAGTTTGTTTGGCAATTGATTCTGGGTCAACATCATCTGCCAATTTCATATTTCTTGTATGAATACGAAATATTTCCATACGTCCATTTTCATCTGGAACTCCTATGTCAATTTCTCTATCAAATCTACCAAATCTTCTTAAGGCTGGGTCTAGAGTATTAGGTCTATTGGTAGCTGCTATCACTATAACATTTGCTCTTCCTTTCATTCCATCCATCAGTGTAAGAAGTTGAGATACAACACGTTTTTCTACTTCTCCGTGAGTTTTTTCTCTATTGGGAGCAATTGAATCAATCTCATCTATAAATATAATTGAAGGGGCATTTTTTTCAGCTTCTTCAAAAGCCGTACGTAAATTTGATTCAGATTCTCCAGCCATTTTGGACATAATCTCAGGACCATTGATTACCAAAAAGAATGAACCTGTTTCGTTTGCAACTGCTCTTGCTATCGCAGTATTATGAACAACCGTAAAATCATTTAATAAAAATCTTCTATTGCCATCAATTTCAAAACCATAATATTCTCCTTCTTCTAATTTTGTCAATGTAATTGATTTACGTAAATTATCTTTGTTTGGATTATTTTTAACAGCAATTTTTCTATTTAATTTACAAGGGATTTCATTAATATTTTCTCCACTAATTGTAATACTATTATAAATACCGTCTTTTTTTTCATCCTTATACATACAATTTTTTTTAATTTTAAACGTAGTTGTTCTAAAGCCAAGAGAACGAGATAAAAATACAATATCATTTGAGAGAATATCATTTTTTTGTGTGATATAATAACATTTATCATTCTCACTATAATATCCGTCTGAATCAATTAAACCTGATAATAATTTTAATCTATTTTCTCTTGAATTAATTTTATAATCATTGGGTATATGTTTATTATTGAATAAATTATAATCCCTTAAAAAATTTGTTACTTTATTTGAATTTGCATATCCCTTATTTTTAGTAGATATATAATACTTAAATGGACAAGAATTATTTATATTATAATCTTTAAATTCATTTCTCATATAATCAACTATTTCTACATCATTTGTAAATATTGAAGGAGAATAGCTATGACCATCTCCCAACCATAAACCTAAAAAATAAGGATCAATTTCTAATATTTTTTCGTTAAACTCTACACCAACACTATAACCTTTCAATTTATTCCTAATTGATTGAGAAAGTTTTAAATAATCTTTAATTTCTATATCTACACGATTATCTAAATCCATATTTGATAAATATTCTTTTGCCTTCTTTTTAGTTTCTTCAATACCTCCATGTTCATTAGGATTAAAATATTTATTTATATATTTTAATTTATTTATATCAAAATATGAAGCCATTACTTTATTTCTTTTCATTTTTACAAATTTATTATAAGACATTTTAAGTGATAAAATATGTGATTCATTTACAATATAATCTAAATAACTATTTCCTTGTTCAATTTTATACATTAATTCTTTACCTTTTGCTAAACTTAATACATTTCTTAACTTAGAATCATCACCCATCAATTTATCACCTTCTTTAATATCTTGAACCATTTTAGTTGTACCATCGTACATTAATATTGGTGTATCTTTGGCAAAACATTTACCTGTGCCTGGAGGACCATGAAGCAAAACTCCTTTGGGTGGTTTAATTCCAAGTGATTTAAATAGTACTGGATGTCTTAGTGGTAACTCTATCATTTCTCTAATCAAACCCAATTGTTTTCTACATCCTCCTATATCATCATAACCAATTTCATTGGGATTTTCCTCATCCTCTCTTTTAACTGGTTCTCCTTCACAAAATATTTCTGTGTCTGGGGTTACTAATCCATATTGTTCAGGTTCTATTCCTACAACTTTAAATTCAACACTTCTCATAGCTTTATGAATAAGAAATAAATCTCCTTTAGAAACAGGTCTATAAGCATCTAAAAAGTATGGTTTAAGATAAACCTCAAATAAATTTCCGGTTATCCCTTCTAAAGTATCATCCAAAGGAAGAATATGAACTTTTTTAGCTGATTTAATTTCATCATATTCAGATATATGAATATAGTCACCTAATTTTACTCTGAGATTTTTTCTTACACATTTGTTCATTCTTATTGTGTTATCATCAGTTCCATTATCTTCACCTAAAGCAATACATACTGTTGTTCTGTTTTTTTTACCTTTTAACATAACTGTATCACCTCGAAATAAATTTAATTCTTCCATTTTTTTATTACTTAATGTTACAACTGAATTATCATCATTTAATGCATCATCTACTAATAATTTATTAGATTTAACTTTGGGTAAATTAATTGGATTTGCTTGATTTGCTTGATTTGCTTGTTCTGCCATATTCTTTAGTTATATAAAACATAATATGTATTGATATATTTTTTCAATTTTTTATACAAATATATTTACCCAGTCTAATTCTTCCATTTTCCAATCTGGACTAAATTTGTCAAATCTATGAATTTTTACATTGGGAGCAAAATTGTGTTGGATAGTTGAATTAATTATTAATATCAATTCATATGAACAAACAATCATATCCAATAAACTAGTTAATTGGTTAATCTGACTAATCCAACTGGATTTGAGTGGATTTAGTTCAATTCTAACAAATTTTATTTTATCTGGATTGGATGACAAATTTTTAAATCGGTCTATTCGCATTTGAATTTTGGATTTAAAATCTTCAATTTGATATTTGGAAGCTAATTCATGAGCAAATATTATTCCATATTTATTTGAAACCACAACAGAATTTGGTTTTGGATTGGATTTTGAATTTGGATAATTATCCTCACAAATATTATTAATTAATGGATATAAATCAGATTCTTTTTTAAATTCAATTGATTCAGCAAAATCAATAAAATCTGATGATAAAACATCAATCAACTGGGATAAAGAAACTTTACCCCAGTCAAAAGGATATGCGTGTTTTCGCAAGCCTAATTTATTTAACTGATATGTCACAGAACAATTTGAACCCAAACTAATATATTCCATTTGATTTAGTTAGTTATCATATTATTAGTAATAAATTAAAAAATCAATTTTTTATTTAATAAAAATTGATATTAACATTTAATAATTTAATTCTAATACTGTTTATGAATATTATATTTGATGAAATAAAACAATTTATTATAAAGGAGATAACAATATGAAAGGAAAGGAGCCAATAATAAATAGAAGAATAAGAAAAATATTTAGAAATAATGGTTATAAGGTTTATATGATAAATGAATTTAGGACTTCAAAATTATGTAATGTTTGTGAAAGTTGTTGTAGTCCTTTTTTAAAAAGAGAATCACATAAACCAAA